TGAAGAAGGAGCTGAAGAAATGGAAGCTCCTGAAGGCGAAGAAGAAATGGAATCTGAAGAAGAGGAAGTTGATCTTGAAGAACTTTTAGCTGAAATCGAAGAAGGTGAAAGTGAAGAACTTGAAGAAGTTGAATCATTAAATGAATTTACTTTTGATATTTCTACAGCAGATGCTATTATATCTATGTTAGCACCAGTTGGAGTAATTACAGGTGCTGCATTACTTAATTTCCGTAAAGAAATTAAAGATTGGTTTAAGAATAATGCTGGAAAAAAAATATCTGATGCTGAATTAACAAAAATGATAAAAGCAAAAGAAGCAGAAGTAAAAACTGGAAAAATTGAAGAAAATACACAAATAGCAGAACTTAAATCTGAACTTAACGAAATCAATTTGTTAAATGCAAAGTTACTTTACACTAACAAAATCTTCAGAAGTAAATCTTTAACTGAATCACAAAAAATTAAAGTTTTGACAGCGTTTGACAAAGCAAAGACTAAAAAAGAAGCTCAACTAGTTTATGAGACATTATTAGAAAGTTTAAAAGTATCAAATGTTGGTGCTAAAACATCTATTAAAGAATCATTAGGTTCAGCGTCAAAATCTTTAGGAAATGCTAAAGCTAAACCAATTATCGAAGTAGACAATCAATTTGCTAGATGGCAAACATTGGCTGGAATTAAAAAATAAACAATTAAAAAAACAATTAAAAAACTAAATTTAAAAAAATGAGTTCAATTCAATCATTATTAGAATCCGCTAACCCGTGGAAGTCACTTCAAAGTGACGCTGGGAAATTAGCGTCCAAGTGGGTAAAAACAGGCCTACTTGAAGGATTAGACGATACGTCTAAAAACAACATGTCTATCTTGTTAGAAAACCAAGCAAAACAATTAGTAGTAGAGACTAGTGCAACTGGTACTGGTGCTACATTTACTACAGGTCAAGGTGAAAACTGGGCGGGTATTGCTTTGCCATTAGTACGTAAGGTATTTGGTGCAATCGCAGCTAAAGAATTCGTTAGTGTTCAACCAATGAATTTACCTTCTGGTCTTGTGTTTTTCTTAGACTTCCAATATGGAACTAACGTAAATCCATTCGCATCAGGTGACTCTCTTTACGGAACACGTAACGTAACTGGTCAATTTCCATACCAAACAACTGGTACAACTGGTGGTTTATATGGTGCTGGTCGTTTTGCTTATTCTACAAACCAATTTTCAGCTTCTGTTCAAATGACAGGTTCAAACAATGGTGGTACATTACCAACTGTTGCAGCTGGTACTGGTTCAGTAGTTTCAGCTTCTTGGTCAGATTTAAACTATGATTCTGCTCTTTCTGCCTCAGTAAAAGCTAATCAAGTTTACAAAATAACTGTGACTACAGCTTCTGTATTAACTAATTTTGATCCAGATGGTGTTCGTGCATTTGTGTTAAGCGGAAGTGGTTTTACTGTTGCAAATAACTTACCAGCTTTCACTACTTACAATTACACTGCTGGTACTATCACTTTCTACGCAACTGGTTCAACTACTGCTTTCAGTGGTGCTCCTGCAGCGCCAGTAACTGTATTCTACAATAAAACTACTGCTGATAACTCTCGTGGTGATTTTGAAGATCCAACAGGTGCATCATTACCTACAACTTCAACTCCAAATGCCCAATCAGCGACTACAATTGGTATTCCAGAAATCAACATCAAAATGCAATCTCAAGCTATCACAGCTAAGACTAAAAAGCTAAAAGCTGTTTGGACTCCTGAGTTTGCTCAAGATTTGAACGCTTACCAAAATATCGATGCTGAAGCTGAATTGACTAACATCATGAGTGAATACATTTCAATGGAAATTGACTTGGAGATCTTAGACATGTTGATCGAAGATGCAGCTGCCGCAACTGAATATTGGTCAGTAGTTAACAACACTACATTGAATGCTGGTGGTACTGACTTTACACAAAGTTTAGGTTACTACAACACTCAAGGTGGTTGGTTCCAAACTTTAGGTACTAAAATGCAAAAAGTAAGTAACAAAATTCACCAATTGACACTTCGTGGTGGTGCAAATTTCTTAGTATGTTCTCCAACAGTTGCTACTGTTTTAGAATCAATCCCAGGATTTGCTGCTAACACAAACGGAGATGCTGCTAACATGGAATATGCAATGGGCGTACAAAAAGTTGGTGCTATCAACAACCGTTACACAGTGTACAAAAATCCATACATGACTGAAAACGTTATTTTGATGGGATTCAGAGGTAAACAATTCCTAGAAACAGGTGCTGTTTTCGCTCCATACATTCCGTTGATCATGACTCCATTAGTTTACGATCCTAACACCTTCACTCCACGTAAAGGGTTAATGACTCGTTACGCTAAGAAGATGTTACGTCCTGAGTTTTATGGTAAGATCTACGTGAGTGGTTTAAACTCTTTGTAGTATTAACTTAACATAGTAAGAAGTAAGCCGAGCCTGTAAGCTCGGCTTCTTTTATCTTGGAATCTCAACATGTGTTTAACATATTTATCAACAAAAATTATGACACAAAACATGAACGAAGAAGGTAAGAAGAAAATTAAAGGTGAAATAAAATTTAAGTTGTCTCTCAATGAAGAACAAAAAGAAGCAAAACAAATAATATTAGAAAATCCAGTTACTTTAATAAAGGGAATGGCTGGATCAGGTAAAACACTTGTAGCATGTCAAGTAGCTTTAGACCTAGTTTTTAAAAAAGAAATGAATAAAATTATCATCACTAGAGCTACAGTGTCAAAAGAAGACATAGGATTTCTTCCAGGTGACTTAAAGGAAAAAATGGATCCTTGGTTGGCACCAATTTATGCTAACTTATACTTATTGTACGATAAGGAAAAAATTGACAAAATGGTTGTAGACAATCAAATTGAAGTTGTACCATTTGCTTTCATGCGTGGGCGAACTTTTCCTAACTCTTTTGTTATAGTAGACGAGTGTCAAAACATTACCGGCCAACAAACCGAGATGATGTTAGGTCGTTTAGGCAAGGGTGGTAAAATCGTTTTTTGCGGTGATTTAGCACAAGTAGATTTGAAGAGTAAAAAAGATTCTGGCATAGGATTCTTCCCACGTTTAGAGGAAAGAATTAAGGGTGTAAAAATTGTTACTCTAAAGAAAAATCATAGACACGAAATAGTAGAAGATATACTTAAAGTATATGATGAATTTAGAGACTAGTCAATATTTATAACAAACAACTTATACACAATGGCAGCAGGTAGATACTCTTTTACTATAGAACAAGGATCAACATTAAACTTAGAATTACAATATAAAGACGCAAGTGGAAATCCTATAGACTTAACATATTATAGTGGAAAAATGCAAATTCGTCCTTCAGTAGCTTCATCTACAGCTTACATTACTTTAAGCAGTTCATTACAAGCAGACGGAACAGGTTTAAACTTTAGTGGTTCAAATGGAACAACTCCTCCTACATCTGGTTCAATAGGAATATACATTTCAGCAGCGTCATCTTCATTGTTAAGTTTTGACACAGGAGTATACGACTTAGAAATTGCGTCAGGAAGTTTTGTGTCAAGAATTTTAGAAGGCCAAGTAAAATTATCACTTAACGTTACTCGATAATGTCAGATTGTATAGGACCAATTAACATAATCCCTGACAACAATCAGGTTGTCTTATTAGACAACAACAAAAGTATAACAGTAGTAGACAACAACTGCTGTACTGATGTTAATGTTACCCAACCAATAACCTCTGTAGTTCAAATCTTAACAGGACCTATAGGTCCAGTAGGTTCATCAGGTTCAGCTGGTCCTTCTGGCTCAGCAGGTCCATCAGGATCAGTAGGTCCATCAGGATCATCAGCTCCATTTTCTTATGTAAGTGGAACAACATGGAATACTACAAGCAGTATTGAAATCACAGGTTCATTAACAGTAAGTGGTTCTAACACTTTTAGAAACATAGGTCCTGCTCAATTTACAGGTTCAGTAGATGTGTTAGGAACATTAACTGTAACTAATGGTATAACAGGGTCTTTACTTGGAACCGCAAGTTATGCTTTACAAGCGTTGTCTTCAAGTTATAGTACCACAGCATCTTATGCTGAAAATGCACAAACCGCATCCAATATATTAGGCGGTAAAGCAACACACGTACCGTTTTTTATAACCGATACTACTCTAGCTACTAGTTCAATATATCAATCGGGATCAACTAGTATAATAATTAATCAAGACAATAATACAACAGCTAATCCTGAAGCATTGTATGTTTGGCAACCAAGTACATCATCATTTAACGTAATAAGTGGAAAAGGAAACTTAAACAACTACTTACAGTTAAACATACAAAATACAAATCAAGGAGTAACAGCATCATCAGACGTAGTAGCAACAGCCAATAATGGTAATGAAACTACCAACTATATTGACATGGGTATCAATAGTGAGAATTTCACAGGAGACATTGGTGGTCCAAATGCTGGTTATTTATACTCTACCGGTCAACATCTACACATAGGAAATGCTTCAAATTATCCAATTCAATTTTTCGCAGGTGGACTTAATTCAGACACTAATAGAAAACTACAGTTAAGTCCAAATAACTATCATGAAATGACTGGTTCATTGGATATTAGTGGTAGTTTAATAGTACAAGGAAGTATAACTAGTTCATTACAAGGAACAGCAAGCTATGCTAACAATGCTTTAAGTTCATCTTATGCTTTAACCGCTTCATATGCTTCAAATGTTCCTGTTACTGCATCATACGCATTAAATGCAGCTAACGCTGTAAGTGCATCATATTCTTTAAATTCTGACAATGCTATTAATGCAAATAACGCAACAAGTGCATCATATGCCATTATTGCAGACAGTGCTTTAGCAGCCAATTATGCAACAACTGCAGGAAATGGTGGGGTAACAAGTATCATTGCAGGATCAGGAGTAACATTAATACCACCAACAGGTATAGGAAATGTTACCATAGTGACTACTGGAGGAGGAGGAACGACAATTATCTCAGGATCAAATATAACATCATCTTTTGTTAATTCAAATACATGGATATTTAATCATGGATTAGGAATCAGAACACCAACTATAACAGTTTTTGATTCAAATTACAACCAAATAATTCCTCAGAATATAGAATTGGTAAGCACCTCAAGTGCTACTATAACATTCCCTACACTTGAAAGTGGATTTGCAGTAGCAATGGTGGGTGGAGTAGCAGGAAATGCTTACTCGGCATCATACTCACTATACTCAACTTATGCAGCAACAGCATCTTATTTTGAAGAAACTGATCCAATATTTGTAGCAAAATCAGGATCATTTGCAACTACTGGTTCAAATAGGTTTATAGGAAACCAAACTATAACAGGCTCACTAATAGTATCGAGTTCAAACTCAGTAACTGTTGTAGGTCCTATGACAATAACAGGATCATTTCTCGTAAGTGGTTCAACACTTCAAATTGGAAATAATACTCTAATAGGAAATACAGTTCTTAGCGGAAGCATCTCAGTAAGTGGATCACAAACTTTTAAAGGTAACCTGGATTTAACAGGATCTTTTACAATAACAGGATCAACCGTACAAATTGGAAATAATACACTAACAGGAAATACTTCACTAACTGGTAGCATTGCCATGACAGGTAGCATTCTTATTTTTGGTGATGTTCTTCCACAAATTTCTAGTTCTTATAACTTAGGATCAGAAACACAACCTTGGAAATCAATTTATGTACAATCAGGATCTATTAGCATACAATCAGATATTCCTGGCAACCCACCTGCAACTATTTCAAACCAAACTGGCAATGTTACCATTACAGCAGCCGGTTTTCAAATAAAAAGCGGATCAACTTCTCCACTTGTAGTTGATACTACAGGTAGAACACAAATAAAAGTACCTAATATACCTGCTAACGATGTTGGGGGATTCAGTGTAATAGGAAATCCAAATGGAGATTATCAACCGGTAATTAATCCTAGTGGTATGGTACATATTACTGGTAATAATAATCAAGCTGCAAGGGTGACTGTAGATGGATTTGGATCTAATATAGGAGCTATTGTTGTAGGTAGACACGCTAGAGGAACAGCAGCTTTACCAACACCAACACTATTAGGAGATGTATTAGTTAGATTCGCAGGACTAGGTTATGCGACAAGTAGCTACTTCCCGGTAGTAGGAGCTGTTCCAACATCTTTAGAATTTCAAGCTACAGAAAATTATTCAACATCTAGTTATGGTAGTAGAGCAGCTTTCTATAACTATGCTAATGGAGCTACTTCAAGAAGCCTATCAGCAACAATAGACTCAACCGGAATACAAACATCAGGATCTGTAGTAGCAAGTTCGTTTACAGGATCTTTATTTGGAACTTCAAGTTGGGCTATAAGCTCATCAAACGCTCAAACAGCTTCATACGTTTTACAAGCAGTTAGTAGTTCATATGCAAGTACAGCTTCTTATGCACCAAATTACCTTTTACTTAGTCAAACTGGTTCTTTTGCAACTACAGGTTCAAATATTTTTATTGGAAACCAAACAATTACTGGTTCATTAAGAATATCCGGATCACTAACTGAAATAGGTAATACAACTATAACAGGATCATTACTAGTAACTGGAAGCGGTTTTATAAACTCAAAACCAATACTAACATCAGCAAATACCTCTTCTTTTGAAAATGGATTTGGATGGTATGGAGCTTTTTGCTCAACTGGATCTCAAACAAATCCTGTAGCAAACGTATCTCGTTCAATGCAATTCGATACAGTAGAGCATTCAAATGGAGTTAGTTTAGTCAGTGGAAGTAGGATTACAGTTACCAACGGAGGAGTTTACAATATACAATTCTCAGCAGAACTCCAAAATTCAGCACCTGGGGATCGTTTAGTAAATATCTGGTTTAAAAAGAATGGAACTAACGTTGCTCGCTCTAATGGAATAACTAATCTAGCTAAACAAGCTGGTAATAAAACAATAGCAGCTTGGAACTATGTAGACACAGCTAACAAAGGTGACTACTTTGAGATAGTATGGCAATCTGCAGACACAACAGCAGAGCTCCATGCAGAAGCAGCAACAGGTAATATACCATCAACACCATCAGTAATTATAACAGCAACACAAGTAGGATAAGATGAAAATATTTCAACCCATAGTAACAGGATCACTTAACGTATCAGGATCAGTAACAGCAGACTCATTTACAGGGTCACTGCAAGGTACTGCTTCATATGCTGTGACTGCATCATATGCTATGAATGGTGGAGGTGGTGGAGCAGGCTTTCCATTTACTGGAAGTGCTGTAATAACTGGAAGTTTAATTGTAACAGGTTCAACTACATCAACATTAGGATTTACAGGTTCATTATTTGGAACTTCTAGTTGGTCATCAAACTCTATAAGTGCCTCTTACGCGACAACAGCATCTTTTTTATTAGGAGGAGTTGTTAGTGCAAGTTACGCAGCAACATCATCACATGCCACTAATTTTGTAATAGTAAGTACTTTAGCATTAAATGGAACACTAACAGATTCTGCTACTGTAAATTCAACAATAGTAGGCACAAATAATTTATTTACTCAAGCAACAGGTTCACGAACATCAGCTTTTGGAAAGTATACTTTATACAATGGAGCAAATGCAAGAGCAGGAGAATTTTACACAGTGTGGAATGGTACAACTACTACATACACTGACGTTTCAACAACAGACATAGGAAGTACTTCACCTATTGTGTTTAGTTCAACAGTAGTAGGAAGCAACATACAAATAGACGCAGTAGCTGGAACATCTGGCTGGACAATTAAAATGTTAACAACCTTTATCTAAGCATATTTATAATAAAGTTAGTTGGATAGGGAAAACTAAGAAAAAATGAACGAATTTATAGCTCGTAATGGGCTCATCGCACAAAACAATTCTACAATATCAGGTTCACTAAATGTAACCGGTGGAATCACAGGATCTTTACTAGGAACAGCTACAACAGCTAGTTACGTTACATTAGCACAGACCGCTTCATATGTTACTCTAGCTCAAACTGCTAGTTATGTTTTACAAGCAGTAAGTTCTTCATACGCCGTGACTGCTAGTTATGCTTTGAATGGTGGAGGTATTCAAAGTAAATCAGCTACTTTTGATGGCCAGGGTGGTGTAATAAACATTAATACAAAAGCTACTTTTAATATAGATTTTACAGGTACAGTTACTGGGTGGCAGTTATTTGAAATAAGTGATACACCTATATCTTCAACATGTGTAATAGATGTGTGGAAAGACACATATGTAAATTATCCTCCTACAGTAGCAGATACAATATTTGGAACTAAACCATCATTAACTGCTGAAATTAAAAATGAATCAACTGGATTATCAATAGCAGTAACCACAGGAGATATATTTATAGTAAACATAGACTCTAACACTAACGCTGTAAAGCTTTTACTGGTTTTACAATTTAACATAACATAACATGGAATATACAATTTTAAGTAGAGAAACAAGAGTATCTACAACCGTAACTACTTTAGTAGAATATGTCTTAGAAGGTCAGACTAAGCAAGTATATGTAGCTCATTTTGAACCAAAATCAGAAGAAGATATTATACAGGGTATTGTTAATAGAGGTATAACAGAGGAAAAATACTTAACTACAGAAGAATATTTAACTACAGAAGAGTAAAATGGCTATTATAACAATAAGCAACACAGGAGGAATCTGGACCTCTACAACAGCTTGGGTTGGTGGTGTTGTACCTACTGCAGTTGATGATGTAGTAGCAACAGCTACCTCTGGTCCATTAACTATAACTAGTAGTGCATCAGTTGCTAAAAGTGTAAACTTTACAAATTATGTAAACACTCTTACTATAAATGCTGGATTAAGCATAGCAGGTAACTTAACACTTTCTGCTGGAATGACTATTACTGGTACAGTGGGTTCTTTAGCTTTTAATGCTAATGCTACATGGACATCAAATGGTAAAACATGGACTGGTAACTACTTAGTCAATACAGCAACACTAACTATAACTTTAGCAGATAATGCTATAATAGGTGGTACTACAAACCATTCTGGTGTTGGTGGTGTACATACTATTAATGGATTTACTCTTAGCTTTAATGGTAGTGTTACAGCATCCAGCGGAAGGGTATTTGCTGGAACAACAACATATAGGTTTACTACAGCTACAACACAAACTATAATTGCTACATTTCGATCTGACATTGTTATAATAGCAACAGGGACAGTTACCCTAACCAATCTTATATTTTCACCAGCTACTAATAAAACAATAACTTATACTTCTGGTATAATACCTCCCGGAACAGGTGCCTTAGCTTTATCTCCAACTGGTGCTTTAAGTGTGACTTTAAATACCTCTGGTATGTCATGGAATACTATTTTTAATTCAGGTAATAGCTCAATTGTACTTCTATCTGATCTTAATGTTAGTGGAACCACTACCTTAAATAATAACCCGACATTGGTAGGGGCCTTTCCACTTAATACATTCAACCTAATTATCGCTTCATCAGGTGGTGTTCTTACATTGAATAACGATATAAATGTTACAGGAACTTTAAGTTCTGGAGTAGCAACGAATATTACATTTAATGGAGCTTATAATATAAATGCTTTAAACTCAGTAACTGTAGGAACAAATTGGTTAGGTACAGCTGTTCTTCTATATACTGGAACTGGAACATTTACAGGAGCTACTGCTGCAAGTGTTTTACAACTTAACACTTTTATAAATACAACAGGTGCTACATTTGGTTCTTTTACATACAGAACAAAAACATTAACTTGGACAGCAATTGGTACATCAACGCTTGGTACTATGGTATTATTATTAAATAATGCTCCAACCATGACAGTTAATTGTACTGGGTTAGTTATTCCAACATTGTCAATGAATCTTACAAGCACAAATACAACAATTAATGGTTCTCAAGGATTTGCAATAAACAATTATTTATGTATATCAGCTTCTACAAAAGTAACTTGGCAAGCAACTAATACTTATGTAATCAATAATTCTTTTATAGTTACAACAACATCTGCAGCTTCACATGTATGGGTATCATCATCTCCAGGAACACAGTATAAAGTAAATTTAACAAATGGAGCAAGTCAAGATGTAGGTTTTATAACTGTTACTGATGCTGATTCAAGTGGTGGAACAACAATATATACAAGAAAAGGAACATTAAGCAATACTTCAAATTGGAGATTATTAGTGGCTCCATTAACAATAGGAGTAGCATCATAAACAATGGCAGCAAATATATTTACAGGGGCAACAGATAATAATTGGGGAACAGCAACAAACTGGTCACAAGGAACTGTTCCTACAACTACTGACACATATATAACCACCTTTGATGCTACAAGTCCTAGTTGTACTGTAAACACAACAGCTAGAGGATGTAATGGAATTGATTTCTCAGCATATGTTAACACTATAACAATGACAAATATTATTAATGTATATGGTGATTGTACATTGGGTGCTGGTATGACAATTGTAGGAACTGGCGATATATCAAGTGATGGTACTGCTGTAACATATACATGGACAAGTAATGGCAAAACATGGCCAAATAACGTAACCTTACACACAGGCCCAACAGCATGGATATTTGCAGATGACTGGACAATTAGTGGAGATTTAATAACAGCAACAATCGTAATAAATAGCAGTACATTATATATTGGTGGTAATTTTGTATGCGGTGCTAATACAGGTGGAACAACTGCAATAGTTTTGAATGGTACAGGAACTTGGACTGGTGGAACATGTAGAAATGACTTAACCATAAATACCGCAGGAACAATAACAATAAGTGGAACTGTTGGATACAACACAGGAACCTTAACATATACTGCCGGTATAGTAGACACAACTGGTTCAACATTATTTTTAACTAACGTAGGTACTCCAACACTTGCAACAAATGGGATATCTTGGAATAACATTACAATGAATACTGGAACAACTGTAACATTAACAAATGCATTAGATGTTAATGGAACATTTACATATGGCTCAGGAAGTTCCTCTGTGACATTAAATGGTAGCACTGCAACCTTCTCAGGAAATATAAAAGCTTCAGGAACAACTGATTCTGGTTCTACATTATTAGGTACAACAAACATAACGATTGATGGTACTGGAACTTGGTCACATTCATCATTATTTAATGCAATAATAACAAATAATTTAACCATAAATACAGCTGGAACACTTACAATAGGTTCTAAAATAGGATACAACACTGGAACATTAACATATACTGCAGGTACAGTAGTCACATCAGGTAGTACGTTGTCAATAAGTGCTTCAACAACCCTAGACACAGATAGAGGAGCAACTAAAATAACGTGGAATAATGTTACTCTTGGTGGAACATTAACATTAACATTGACAACTGCCTTAAACATTAGTGGTACATTTATACCTTGCACGGGGGGTGTTACAGTTACAATTAACACAAGCACTGTTAACATAGGTGGAAATTTATCAGTACAAGGAAGTGGAGGAATAGTAACAGGAACCTCTCTATTTAATATAAATGGAACTGGAACTTGGAGTCACACATCTTCAACTGCTCTTAGAAATAATGTGAATATTGACACTGTTGGAACATTGACTATAAGTGGAACAGTAAATTATAACACAGGTACTTTAACTTACACAGCAGGAACTATTACAACCACAGGTTCAACATTAACCATAATTTTATCCACAACATTAAACACAAGTGGAATGACATGGAATAACATTTCCATATCAGGAGCCTCTCAGACTTACACATTAATCAGTAATTTAAACTGTAATGGAACATTTAATAGTAGTGTAACAGGTATAGGATTGATAAATGGATTATATAATATAAATTGTTCGGGTTCATTAATAATTGGAGCATCTGGATTAGGAGCAGGAACTGCAACTTTTGTTATGACTGGAACTGGAACAATGACATGTGCTACAGGAGCTTTACGAAACAATCTCACAATAAACACAGCAGGTACAATAACATTCCAATCTGGATTTAACTTTGTTTATAGCACAGGAACGTTAACATACACAGCCGGTACAATAGTCACATCAGGTAATACATTGTTAATAAATGCTTCAACAACCTTAGACACAAGTGGTATAAATTGGTATAATGTAACAATATCAACAGTGTCTCAAACTGTTACAATAAACTCTTTATTGAATATAACCAATACACTTACAACATCTGTTTCATCAGTTATATTTGCAGGAACAAGTGGTTGGACCACTTTAAATTTCTCATCTATAACAGCAGGGGTAACACATACTTTAGCATCTACCAAAACATACACAATAACAGGATTGTTTACTATCACAGGAACATCTGCATCAAGAATAGTTTTTGTATCAAGTATACCAGGTAGTCAAGCAATACTCACCCTTGCTAATAATGGTACATCCTCACAAAATATAGACTTCTGTAATGCTACTGATATTGACAGTTCAGCAGGTTTAACAATTTGGTCATATAAAGGAGTGCTATCAAATGTAACTAATTGGGCAGTAATGCCTACACAACGTGATACTGTTAGTTATGCGGCTTAATAATATATCAGATCCTACATTTAACTAACTGTTAAATCTAATCAAATCATTTAATATTTATAACAAAATATACTTAAATGAACATTCCTATATACCCAGGCTCTAGCTCATTCTTTCCAGGAGACACTCCATTTGGATTTTATGACAATGACTATCAATTTCAAATTGACGCAGACAAAGTAACTACTTTTTGTGCTAGACGTTTAGGATATCCAATTATGGAAGTTGAGTTGCAAGACTTAAACTTCTACACTGCTTTTGAAGAAGCAGTTACAACATATGGAAACGAATTGTACGCTTACAACTTAAGAGACAACATGTTGAATGTAGCTGGAGCATCAACTGCTTCAAACATGAATCATGCTACAATGACTCCTACTTTAGCAAACATAATTAGAATTTCTCAACAGTATGCTGTAGAATCAGGAACAGGAGGAAATGTAAACTACTACAGTGGATCATTTCACACAACAGCATCTATTCAAGACTATGATTTTAATGCTTGGGCAGTAGAAAACAATGTAACAGGTGGAATGGAAATCAAAAGAATATTTTGGCAACCACCTCCAGCAGTAAATCAAGTGTACAACTTAGGAGTATTTTCAGGTTTAGGAGGAGTTCCAGCAGTTGGAGCTTATGGTTTATTTGGTTCAACAGGATTTTTAATGTATCCAACAAGTCTTTTACTTCAATCTGCTCAAGCAGTTGAAATGCAAAATGAAATTTCACTAGCAGGATATACCTTTGAACTCATAAACAACAAGTTAAGAATATTTCCAATTCCTCCACGTGATGGAGATTACATATGGTTTCAATATCTTAACATTGAAGAAAGAGCAAACAGTGTAATATCTCAAACACCAGGAGTAGTAACTAATGTTTCAAACGCTGGATATTCTAATCCTACTTACACACAAATAAATTCTATAGGCAGACAATGGATTTTTGAGTTTACTTTAGCATTATGTAAAGAAATGTTAGGATATGTTAGAGGAAAGTACACTCAAGTGCCAATTCCTGGTAAAGAAATTACTCTAAATCAATCAGACTTAATTTCTGCTGCGACAGCAGAAAAAACAGCATTAGTAGAAAGACTAAGAGTATATTTAGACGAAACAAGTAGACAAGCTTTACTAGCAAGAAGACAAGCAGAAAGTGACTCAGCAATGAATGAGTTAGGAAAATCACCAATGACAATTTTTATAGGATAAGATGGCATTATTTGGTTCAGCAAGAGACGTTTCATTCATAAGAAAAATGAACAGAGAGTTAATGGGAGACATTATCACCCAACAATGTGCTTTCTACAAGTATAAGTTGAAGGATACACCAACCAACATATATGGAGAAGCCTCAACAGGAAGAACATTTGATGGCCCAGTCTTACTAAACGCTCTTATTACAGTTGGAGACAACACAAGTCCTACAAGTGACTTAGGCGTAAACTTTGACTGGCCAATGTCATTTGCTTTCTTAAGAGACGATTTAGTTGATGCAAACGTGCATCCCGAAGTAGGAGATGTTATATTATATCAAGAAAGTTATTGGGAAGTAGACAACACAAATCAAACTCAATTTTTTGTAGGTAAAGATCCTGATTATCCTTACAACATCAATCCTTTAAATCCAGGATTAGACCAGTTTGGATACAATGTTAATGTAACATGTGAATGTCACTATGTTCCTGCTGATAGATTAAACATAATTAAAGCTAGATTGTAATGGCAACTAAAGGAAGAAAACCAATACCAAAAACACAAAGAGAAATTAGTGTTTCTCAACAAGTTCCTTTTGACCAAGAAGTAGGAAATCCTAATTTAGCAAATGAAATAAACAGAGGCGAACAAATTTCCTTTAAAGGAGACACTGTTAAACCTTTTTCTATAGGCATTCAAGACATAGATGAGTCTATATTTTACTACTTTAAAAATGTCATTAAACCTTTTGTAATACAAAACGGAGAAAGACTAGAAGTGCCTATTATATATGGTTCACCTGAAAAGTGGAAGTCATTTCAAAAAGACGGATACTATAGAGATTCACAAGGAAGAATTATGATGCCTATCATCATGATTAAAAGAGACAGCATTGACAAAGTAAGGAGCATAGCAAACAAGTTAGACGCTAACAATCCAAACAACATTTCCATTCACAGAAAAAAGTACAGTCCACAAAATGGGTACGATAATTTCAATGTGTTAAACAATGTAATACCTCAAAAAACAAATTATGCAGTTGTAATTCCAGACTACATTACTGTAACTTACAGTTGTGCTGTTAACACTTATTACATGGATCAACTGAATAAAATTGTAGAATCAATTGAGTATGCATCTGATTCATATTGGGGTGATCCTTCAAAGTTTCAGTTTAGAGCGATGATTGACTCGTTTGCTATTAAAACAGAATTGTCAGACAAAGAGGAAAGAACAGTAAGTAGTACATTTAGCATAAAATTAAATGGATATATAGTTCCAGATGTGCCACAAAAAGACTTAACAGCATTAAAGAAAATACCTGACATAATTAAAATTACAGTAACAGAACAAGTAGTAAGCAACATAAACAACATTAATCAATAAAATATATGACAGTAAAAGTTTTAACACAAGAAGAAATTACACAATTGAAAGCAATTCAAGAAAAACGTTTTCAATTAACTGAACAATTTGGCATAATTGAACTAAGAATTCAAGAGTACAATTTACAAAAAGAACATTTAGTAGATGAATTAAAGAAGTTGCGTCAAGAAGAAATTACAGCAGGAGAAAACCTCCAGAAAAAATACGGCGACGGATCAATTAATCTTGAAAAAGGAGAATTTGTAAGTGTTTAATATTATATAAAATGATAAAATTAATTAATTTATTAAAAGAAACAATATCTGAGAGTTTCAATTTACATGATTTAAATGATGATGAACAAATTAATATTTATCAATTATATAAAAACTCATATGAAAAATCTGTAGGCAGCGCTTGGGATGAAGATAAATTTTTTGAAAGAGCAGAAGATTGGGAATTTTTTGGAGATAAAGAAGGATATGTAGCTGCTAGATTACAAAATAGTGGAATGTATAAATTGGCAGTTGTTGGAGGAAATATTAGGGGAATATTAAAAGGAATGCAAGAATTGTCTTCTTTAAATAAACCGACTTGGGGAATGGTTTCAAAAGACTTATTACCTATGGTACAAAGGTTAGATTTTAAAACACCTAACGCTGTAACAATGAATCTTCTTCTTAGACTTATACCTAAAGAAGTATTTGGAGGAGTTGATTTCAAAATAAATTTAGACGGCAGCATTACTCTAAAATACTCAGACACTGGAGATGCTAAAAAATATTTTGTAGGAAATAAACAATATTTTGATTTCTTAAAAAATCAAATTAAAGATAAAGTAAATCCTAAAAAATTAGTTAATATATTAAAAGAATCAAAACAAGTAGGAGATTTATATCATTTTACTCCTCTTAGCAATATTGCTAACATACTTAAATCTCAATATTTGATATCAAATGATGAACAGGCAATTTCTACATCTATAAGACCAAATATGGCTACTAAGGATTTTCAAGATATGAAATCAACTCCTATAGCTAGAATAATGTTAGACGGAGACAAAATCAGTACTAGATATAAAATACGTTCGTTTGCATATGGCTCAGAATACAGTGAAATTGGACGTGGAGAAGATTTAGGTGAAGAGGCGATATTAACTAATGGAAGAAATTTTTATTTTATACCTTATCTTAAACGAATAGATATATTTACAAATAAGAAGTCTCAAATAGATTTAAGTAAAATAACCCAAATATTAGATAAAATGAATATACCTTATAAAATATATGAAGGTACTCCAAAATCTAACATACCATACACTCAACCTAAAGATGGAAATCCATTAGATGTAAAGTATAAACCTAATCCAAAAGAAATAGCAGTTTCTGATTTAACAGGTGAACATCCTTATCCTAATTTTAAAAGTTTTGAATTTACAAATGATCCAAAAATATATCCATTATTAAAGGATCCTGAAGGTTTAAAAAGTATACCTCAAAATTTAATACGACCATCATCTATATTTAAAACACAATGGGACACAACTCCACTATTTCCAGAACATTATGTATCTGTAGATTCATCAAATGATGCAAAATATGATTTAAAAAATTCAAAAAAACAATCTGAAAAAACAGGAGATAAAGGAATGGAATTGTATTTGTTTGGAAGAGATTATTCAAATGACATTACTCAAAAATTACTTAAAAGTATTGAATTTAAAACTTGGGATCAATTAAAAATGTCTAAAGACATAGAAAATATTAAAAAAGAATGGGATAAATATGGTTGGTATTATAGTTACAACGGACTTATGCTTTTTCCAAAAAAAATAGCAGATATGTATCTTATTCCACGTCAAGTAAAACCAGCAGAAAATAAACAATTTATTATTCCTAAAAAATAAAGAACATTTAACTTTTAAACATTTTTACCATATTTATAACAAAATTAAACATAATAAAAAATGGCAGAAACATTAATATCACCTGGCGTTCTAGCAAGAGAAAATGACTCCTCTTTTGTATCAAAAAGACCAGTTATCGTAGGAGCAGCAATTATCGGACCAACAGTTAAAGGCCCAGTTGAAGCACCTGTGGTATGTACTACTTACAGTCAATTTACAACATTATTTGGCACAACTTTTGTAAGTGGAAGTGCGACTGATAGTCAAACTTATTCTTACTTTACTTCAATTGCAGCATACAACTACTTTATCAATGGTGGAACATCATTGTTAGTAGCTAGAGTAGTAAGCAGCTCAGCTGATTATACTAATGCTACAAGTTCATTAATTCCAACAGGATCAGGTGGTCCAACATCAGGTGGTCCTTCACCATTTATTTTATCTACTCTTTCAAAAGGTGCTATTATGAATAGTACTTCCACAGAAACTACTAACAATGCTTTACCAAGTGGCTCATCAGATAATGTAAGATGGCAAATTGTGAATGCAAACTCAGGATCTGGAACATTTGATTTATTGGTTAGAAGAGGAGATGATACTTCACTTACTCCTACAGTATTAGAAACATGGACTGGTTTATCATTAGATCCATTGTCTGGAAACTATATTGCTCGTGTAATTGGTGATCAGGTTGAAAATTTTAACTTTGCCAATACCCAAATGGAAATTAGTGGTTCATATGCTAATAGATCAAATTATATTTTTGTAAAACAAGTAAATTTTACTACTCCTAATTATTTTGATAACAATGGGGTTGCAAAAAATATATATACTGGTTCATTACCTATAGTTTCATCTGGTTCATTTGGTGGAGCATCAGGTACTATCAAAGGTGGAGCTTTATTTTATGATAAAATTAATGCATCTTCAAACTCACAAGGTTTAGTAGGAGGAAATTATACTAATATGATTGCTCTTTTATCAAATAAAGATGATTACCAATTTAATATATTATTAACTCCAGGTTTATATGATGCTGCTGCTAATACTTCACAAATATCTTCAATTATAGCAAATACTCAAAATAGAGGAGATAACATTTTTATATTAGATCCAGTAGCTTATAACTCAACTGTATCAACAGTTGTATCTGCAGCGGCAACAAGAAATACTTCATATGCTGCAGAATATTGGCCATGGTGTCAAATTGTAGATCCAGGAACAGGAAACTTAGCTTGGGTACCAGCATCAACAGTAATTGCAGGTGTTTACGCTTACAACGATTCAGTATCTGAACCTTGGTTTGCACCAGCAGGTATAAACAGAGGTGGATTGTCTCAAGTAGTTAGAGTAGAACAAAAATTGTCTCAAGCAAGCAGAGATACTCTATACACAGGAAAAGTAAATCCAATTGCTACATTCCCTGGAACAGGTGTTGTAGTGTACGGTCAGAAAACATTACAAACTAGAGCTAGTGCTTTAGACAGAGTAAATGTTAGAAGATTGTTGATTGCTTTAAAATCATACATTTCTCAAGTAGCAAATAACTTAGTGTTTGAACAAAATACAATTGCAACAAGAAATCAATTTTTAAGTCAAGTAAATCCATATTTAACAAGTGTTCAACAAAGACAAGGATTGTATGCTTACAAAGTGATAATGGATGATTCAAACAACACTCCTGATGTAATTGATAGAAATGAGTTAGTAGGTCAAATTTATTTACAACCAACTAAAACAGCAGAATTCATTTACTTAGACTTCAACGTTACACCAACTGGAGCAACATTCCCAGCATAATAAAAAATACATCTTCCCTTCCAAAAGAAGGGGAGATTTTTTAAAAACATAATATTTATAACAAAACAAAACACAATGGCAATATTAGATCCAAACGAAATATTTTTCACAGCATTCGAACCAAAAGTAAAGAATCGCTTTATCATGTATGTTGACGGAATTCCTTCATACACAATTAAAAAAATTGGTGCTGTAGGAGTAACAATGGACGAAATCAAATTAAACCACATTAACGTGTACCGCAAAATTAAAGGTAAAGCACAGTGGGATGACATCGAAATGACATTGTTTGATCCTATCACACCATCAGGCGCTCAGTCAGTAATGGAATGGGTACGTTTACATCACGAATCTGTTACAGGTAGAGATGGTTACTCTGACTTTTACAAGAAAGACGTGACAATCAACGTTTTAGGACCAGTTGGTGACATTGTATCAGAATGGATTATCAAAGGTGCATTTATTAAATCTGCTAAATTTGGTGACTACAGTTGGGATGATGAAAACGCGGCTCAAGAATTATCAGTTAACTTAGGAATGGATTATTGTATCTTGAACTTCTAATTTAACAAAAATAAATATAAAGGAAACTCACTTAAACTTGGTGAGTTTCTTTTTTTTTCGTATATATATAACCGAACAATAAGTTACACTAATAAAATCTATGGAAAATACAACCTACGACTTCCCAACGGAAGAAATCGAATTGCCTTCAAAAGGCTTAATTTACCCTGAAGATAATACTCTATCAAGTGGTAAAGTTACAATGAAGTACATGACTGCTAAGGAAGAAGACATTTTAACCAATCAATCTTACATTCAAAATGGTACAGTATTAGACAAACTATTTCAAAAATTAATTGTGTCTAAAATCAACTACAATGACTTAATTGTAGGTGATAAAAATGCAATTATGGTAGCAGCAAGAATTTTAGGATATGGTAAAGATTATACATTTGATTATAATGGAACAGAATATTCAATAGATTTAACAACAATTGACAATAAACCATTTGAAGTTAAAAATAAAGGCGTTAACGAATTTGACTATACTTTACCATCTACTGGCGTAAACATCACCTATAAAATTCTAAACAATAGTGATGAAAATAAGATTAAAGCAGAAGTAGACAGCCTTAAAAAAATAAATAAAAACGATTCCTCTGAACTTTCAACTCGACTCAAATATACTATTACATCTGTTAATGGAGATCGAGAAGTTAAAACTATTCGAGAGTTTGTTGACAAACACTTATTAGCTCGAGACTCACGAGAGTTTAGAAAACATATTAAAGAAACTCAACCAGACGTAGATCTGACTTTTTTTCCCGAAGGAAATTCAAGTAGAATCGATATCCCAGTTGGGGTTAAGTTTTTTTGGCCTGAC